TAAGGTACTTTTGTATTCCTTATAGAATTGGTCAAGCCATTTGTATTCAGGTTCCTCCAGGCATTTTGGATTCTTGCTTGGGAACAACTGATTTAACTTTTCCTTTCGGGCTTCGCAGCCGCAGTCTACCCCGGTGGCTTCCGCAAACCAATCTACTACCGCCTTGATTCCGGTTGCTTCGGTTATCTGCTCGATGCGGTCACCGAGTCCCTTTGGCTTCCGCCCACGTTTGGTATTCGTTTTCGCAACTGGTTTTGATTTTGTCTCTTCCATTTTTCAAAGTATTATAAATAGACCTTAAAGAAATCTTTGTTGCCTCCGATAATTTGCGAAGCGATACATCCCCATCGTGGTAAATCGTGAACAACTTATTGTCGTACCAATCCCATTTAGATACCTCGTCTTTCACGGCATCAAGGAGTACGGTTAACGCTTGGTCGGATTCGATGTTGTAAATCTCTTCCTTATCGTCAAACTCTTCGATGGATACGAATTTGATTCTTGCTCGTTGCGTCATCTCCCGCAGGTACATATTCCGCAAGGTGATGTAGACGAAAAACGTGTTAACGTCATCATCCCCGTATTCGAGCTTTTCGGGGTTGTCCACGTACTGATAAAGACGCAAGTACATATCCTGCACAAGGTCGTGAGCATCGTCACGGTCAAGACCGAACGACCTCGCCATACGTAGCCAGTCCTCGTGGCGCTTTGCTAATCGGGGTAGGATTCCCATAATACTTCGACTAAGATAATGCCAAGGCAAATCTCCAAATTATGTAGGTTACAATCCTCAAATTCAGTCTTGCTCCAATTAGCACCCAAGAGAAAACCGTAAAGCGGATAGAAATTAACGCTAAATCCCATTGACGAATTGTTTAAGCGTTGCCAACTTCGCTTCAAGCTCCTTTACCTGATTAGCCAATTTAGCATTCTGCTCAAGCAAATAATCGTAATTGAGTACACTTGTAACCATTCGGTCTTCTTCCGTTTCTTCCGGTTCGGGAAGCGGGCCACGTAGATTGTGCGCTATTTCTAATGTTGATTCGTAAAACTTATCTCTTGGGAATTTTAGCTTTTCATAATGTATGATGGTGGCGTGGGTTTTGCCCATCTGCCGACCTAATTCTGTCAAGGTGAAAAATGGGCGGAATGCTTTTACGTATGCTGCTCGCACCTTTACGTTGTTCCAATCTCGAGTGCCTTTATCGGTGTATCCGATATTTTTGCAGAATTGTTTGTAGTTCATCTTTTGGTACCAATGTATTTTGCGTTGCCTCTTTCTTTTTGAATTAGTATATGGAAGTACGGTACTTCGTAATTCTTGCCGTGTTCGTCTTCAATTAGGTACCAGGCGCTCCATTGGCTCCAACTTACCGGGCGCCAATAGTCCAATACCAAGAACTTCTTTCCATTGATTGCAAACACCTCATTCGGTGCAAATGGGACAGGAATAATCATAACGATAGGTTTTCTTTTATCTGTTCCAACTCCTTCTTCAGGGCATCAATCTCAATTAACCGCTCCCGGTTCTGGATAAGCAGTCGTGCGTTTTCAACTCGTGCCTCGTTTACCCGCTTGTCGATGTGGCGTTTCATATCTACCATATCCTCCAACATCTGCGTAGCACGCCATACGGATAGCATATTATCCACGATGTGCGGTTGGTTGGGGTTGGCCAAGGCCATTTCATTTAACCACCGAACAACATCGCTTACCTGAAGGATTTTATCCCTAACGTAAATCTCCCAAGAGTCTTGACTAAAATGGGTCATCTGAATAAATTATAGTTTGAATAGGTGCTTGAACATCGAGCAAGTTAATGTTATTATGGGTAAACCCAACATTACCTTTCATTGAGCGAATCCTGATAGGGTCAGACAAAGGTGTTGGTCTGCCTCCGGTCTCCATCTCTTTTGTTTTACGAACGTGAATCTCGGTAAAAACCCAATCCGTTAAGTGTTGTGCGTACCGGTGAATGATAACAACGGCATCGGCACGGTTACCCCATTTACCACCACCTTCAATGTCTGAGGTCATTGGTGGTGTGGGTAGGCCAGCGTAAGCGTGGCCGTTAGGATGTGTTCTACGCATTGCTTCCGTAACCGGGTGGGTATTTACGATTGTTGTTACTGCGTTCTTGTGAGCGAAGATTCGCACGGCAGATGCCACCTCGTAGTGGTATTCGTGCATCCCCGATTTCCCAAGTTTTCTTTGGTCAGTAACAAGGGAATTGTACGGGTCTATCAGGCATCCGGTGTACTGCCACTCTTCGTGGATTTCCTCCATTATACGGAGAAGGTCAAATGCGTTGTATAGGTTGTTGCTATCAATGAATCGGAAGTGTTCATCAATGTAATCCAAGTGGCGATACATCTTTGCCTCCGTCACGTTCTGAATGGGCTCGCAAGATAGGAACTCAATCAACTTACGCTTCAACGAGTGTACCTCGTTTTCGGATGAATAGACCAACCACTTCTTATCGTAGTTCATCGTTTGCATCAACATCAGGTAAATCAATGTGTGCGTCTTACCTACGTTGGCGTGGCCGGTGACAACGACAAACTCTCCGTCTTTGAATCGGAGGAACTCATCAATTACCGGGTGGCCAAGTTTACCGGTGTCGTAGTATTTACCGCCTCTTGCTCTTTCCAAGAACGGCAATACTTTATCGTTAGAAATTAGGTCAGGATGTTTCATAGGGCAAACGTAAACAAAAAATCAATACAAAAAACTTTAGGACAAAAAAAGCCCCTCCGGAGAGGGGCTAAAAACCAGTCATTATGAAACACCTAAAACGGACTGGCTTCTTCTGTGCGAGCTGCAAAGTGTTCTTGATGCGTAGCACCGTGGGTGCCGGACATCCAAGCGTTAAACTTCTCTGCCAACTCAAAGATTTTCTCTACGGGAATTGTTGAACCTTGGGCAACATAAGCAGCTGACATCTCAACTGCGGATTTCAACGCTACCTGGCGAATGATAGATGCGCTACGGTCATCGTTGGCCTTCGGTGCTGAAGGTGTCCAGGCGGGGCGGTCTCCACGTTGAATCTTAATGGTACCTTTCTCGTTCTTGGTGTACTCAACCTCGTCACCTACTTTGTACGATGGGGTTTGACTCTTGGCGAATGCGGTTCCAAATTCTCCGTCATCAAAGCGGATGTCTAATTTGTAGAACTCGTTCCATTGGCCGTTTGGGGTGATGCTTGTGATTTTAGGCATTGTGCAATTCGTTTAAAAGGGTTTGTTTTAATACTTCGTTTTCTGCTTCGAGGAATTCCATCCGTGATGCCATCGCCTCGACTCGATGTTGTAGGAACTCTACCATCTGTGCGGCAGATTCCTGAGACCAGTTTGTTCTTTGTCCGTATTCCATTAGAATAGTTTTAGGTGTTAGACAGGACAAACATACGCAAAAAAATTAACATACAACTCCCTTACCAAAAAAAATTACTTTGCCTGTATTCTTTGCTACTTCGTGGTCTCTGCTGATTACAACTTTAGTCACAAAGTTAGTGTTGTCATCTTCGATACCACCCCACTTGCGTAACGCATCCAAGGCAAACTTAATAGCCATAATGCAGTTATCGTTATCGTAGCCGTAGTTGTGGAGCAACGTAGCCGTAATGGTCTTGAAGCGTGTTTTATCGTATGTTGCTAATTGCGCCAGGACTTCCTCCGTAAACTTATCCTTGGCCTTCTTACGCACTATCCAATGCTTGGAAGCGTAGAATTGGTTTAGCGAAGGTACCTTGGAAAGGATAACACTAATCTCTATATCCGCAGCGGGCTGCAAAGGCCGGGTCGAGCTTGTGGACTTCTTTGAGCAAGGTTTGTTCCTGCTCCTTGGCGTAGGCACGGTTTTGGTCATCGCAGTTAGCGAAAAGATTCGCAACTTCCGTAAGAATCAAATCTATCTGCCTCTTGACTTCGGGGTTGGTATAATACGGCATAATCTTCGAGTTGTTGGAGTTCACGCTTCAGGTGTATAATTGCTTTGTTAATATCTTGCTCGGCAGGGTTGCCGTCTTTCTTACCGGCACGAAGCAGGTAGGCGATTGCTACACCCAAGTTGTAATTGTCGTGGGCAAAGTCCTGTACCACGTCAAACGCTTCAATGCCCTTGAACTTGCCGATGTAGTATTCAGGGACGCTCGTCCCAGTAGAGGAAGACTTGGTGGAATCCTTGGTGTTCATTGATTGAATGTTTTTTTTCCTTGCTCCCAGGTGTTGTACTTTCTGGTGGCTGCTGATTCGTTTTCGCTTCTGGGGTAGTCGCAGAATCCGAAGTGGTTGAGGAATGCGTTGGTGTAGTCATTAGGAATTTGTTTTAATTCCATAGCAAGGTACTTCTTGCGTCTGTCGTTTCTTTCTGTTGCCATATTGCAAACCTAAACAAGAAAGCAATAGGTCTAACCAATGTATATAACTAAAAAGTTTTAAACATTTGTCGGGCGTATGCGCCCAATGCTTATTTTTTACTACTTAGTTAAGTTAGTTAACTTAATATATAACTAACTATATAACTTAAATAACTAACTAACTAGTTAACTTAGTTAAGTAAGTAAAATTAAAAATAAAAGAAAATCTGCGTTTAGACGCATTTTCAAGGTCAAGGTATACAATCTATCCAACTTAGATAGATAATGCGTTAGAAGGCCTCTAAAGGGCCTCTATCGCCTTAATAACACTACAAGCAGCATACCAACTGCAAATAGCATTATGTATTTTTCCCATATTCCTTTTTTCTCAGGTGCTTTGATGGTACGGTTAATGTACTTCGTAACCATCACCGTGTCCGGTAAACAGATTGCCTTTACACGAATCGTATCAAAGTTCCTAACAATTCGAAGTCGGATGTTGTCCTTTTGGACAACT